GAATTATTGGATTTTTTCCACTTTTCGGGGGTTTTTAGAAATACAAATTTCTAAAAACCCCCGAAAAGTGGAAAAAATCCAATAATTCAGACAGAAAGGAGGAGCAATGGCAAGACCCAGAAAAATTATTTCACTACAAACTGGCAACATAAAAAAGGATGTTCGAGCACAAAGAGAATACGAAGAAACTTTAATAAAGACCGAAAGAGACGAACTTGACAAGGTTCCCCCTTCGGTCTTTATAGATAGCACAGCAAAAAAAGAGTATGAGCGTATAAGAAAAAACCTTCAAAGCATAGATATAATAGGGAATTTGGACCGTAATAGTATGATTGTTTATGCAAATGCTTACTCCATGTATGTGCAAGCATCAAAAGAGATAAGAAAAAAGAATTTTACACCAACAGTGATTACGAGCTCGGGTGAAAAGCCAAATCCGATTTATGCGATTTTGGAGCAAGCAAAGAAAGATATGGAGACATCCGGCAATGCATTAGGTATGTCGGCAAGTTCAAGGCTAAAGATCGCAGCGGAAAAGGCAAAAGGACAAGAAGAGAACCTAATGCAGATGTTCGGAGATATATAAATGAGCCATTTGGAGGATATAAAACAATATGCAAGAAGTTGTTTAGCAGATGAAATCCCGTCTGGACAAAAACACAAGTGGGCATGCCAACGCTTTCTTGACGATTTGGAGAAGATAGGCACTGAAGGATTTCCGTATCTTTGGAGTGAAGATAATGCAAATAAAATTGTTACTTGGTTTGCTTTACTTAAGCATTCAAAAGGTGCTTTAGCAGGTGAACCAATAGAGCTCACAGCATGGCAGAAGTTTAGAGCGTGTCAGCTTTATGGATGGGTACATAGAGAGACGGGGAAAAAGAGATTTAAGAAGAGTTTTACAGAAGTTGGGCGTAAAAATGCTAGAATTTGGCGTTCATAGCAGAAATGCTATGAATTATTATCGGGCAAAATCGGTGAAAATCTATCATATAGAGGTTTAATATGGATTATGTAGTATATATGCATAGGTGCAAACAAAACGGGAAAATTTATATAGGGAAAACAAATAACATAAAAAGAAGATGGCATTCTAATGGGATTGAGTACAAGCCTGGAAAAGGAGAGGAAAACAACAGACCTTTTTGGAACGCTATCAAAAAATACGGATGGAGTTGCTTTGAACATATAATTCTTGAGAAAGGATTAACTGATGAAGAGGCTTCAGAAAAAGAGAAGCTTTATATACAGTTGTATGACTCTAGGAATAAAAGCGAGGGATACAATATTGCGGAAGGTGGCAACGGCGGACTCATATACAAAGAACATCCACGAGGAATGAAAGGGAAGCACCATTGCGAAGAGAAGAAGCTGAAGCAAAGTGAATTGATGAAGCGACTAAATGCTGAAGGAAAGTGCGGAAATAACTGGAAGAACGGACATCCTAGAGGGATGCTTGGAAAACATCATTCAGAAGAGTTCAAGGAAAGGCTTAGAGCTATCAAACCGGATAAGCATCCTAGCGCAAGAAAAACAGTAGTAGAGTATGCAAACGGAATGACAGAGCAGTTTGGATGTTTGAAATATTGCAGTGAAGCTCTAAAAATAAGCGAAAGCACACTAATAACCGTTATAAAATCAAATAAACCCTATAAAATTTCTAAAAATTGCTACTCAAATCTTGAAAATCTAAAGAAGATTGAAGGAGCAAGAATTTACTATTTATGATAGACAACACCGAGATAACCTTGAGTTTTAAAAGGCTCAAGGAATTGTAACGCATAGGAACTGAACCTTGCAGGGGCAAGAATATAAAGTTCCCACGAGTGTCCGACATCTTAGCAAGTAATGTTGAAGATGAAAATATATGCTGAACTTACTGGCGACAGTAAGAACTATCGGATAAAAAGCCGATAGGATAACAAATTGAAATCTCAGATGGAAGCAGGCGAAGCACTTTTTGAAATTGCTATTCAAGCTACTAAAAATCACGAGACATATGAGGTATATACAGCCGGCACAAAAAGAGACCAGTCAAAAATTGTATTCAGTGAGTGCGATTTGATGACGAAAGGGTCGATACTAAGGTCAAAATTTAATTTCAAGCGTGATGAAATCGTGCATATAAAAACAGGCTCTTTCATAAAACCACTATCGAAAGAGGATGGTAAGACGGGAGATGGTACGAATCCTGCGTGTTTGATACTCGATAGAGATTTGTCGAGTATAAATCGAGGTGTATCGGTGAAGGCTAAAAACCATATATTGAAATAATAGATTGAGAGTGTTATAATATATAAAGAGGTGATTATATGAAATCTGGAATATATATTATTAAAAACACTTATGACGGAAAAGTTTACATAGGACAAAGTGTTGATGTAAAACGCAGATTAAGGACTCATAAAAGGCTCCTTAATTTAGGAATTCATAAAAACACATACTTACAAAATGCATTTAATCTATACAAGGAACACATAGATTTTCAAACTATTGAATTGTGCGATGTAGATGCTTTAAATAAAAGAGAACAGTATTGGATTAGGAAATTCGATTCTACAAACAGAGCAAAGGGATACAACCGTGAGAGCGGTGGTTCAGAAGGTCAGAAATGGTGTGAAGAGTCGAAAGAAGCAAGAAAAGGCGAAGGAAATCCAATGTTTGGGAAGCACCAGTCGACAGAGTTCATTGAATGGATAAGAATGCACAACAGGGCGAGTAGTGATAAATTAACCGTAAACGATGTTGAGAATATCAAAGTAGCGTTAACCAAGGGAGCTAGACAAGCGGAGCTTGCAAAGGAATACAATGTTACTATTTCAACGGTAAACAAGATAGCTTCGGCTAAAAATTGGAGTTGGGTTTTACCTGAATTGAATGCTGATATCAAAAAAAACATTGAGGGTGAGAGGCAAAAGAAAAAAGAAGAGATTGCAGAGAAAAAAGCAATTTTTTTAAAAAATGAAGAGGAGCGAAAAAACATAATAAAGAATGTTAGAAGCGACTTTGAAAAAGGAATTCCTAAAAATGAAATAATGAAAAAATATGGAATATCTAGTACAAGCTATGTGAGGTATACAACAGACCTTTTTAACAAACATAAAGAAAAACTTGTAAAATTGTGCCTTGAAAAAAGGGCTGATGGTATGCAGGTTAAAGACATAGCTAAAGAACTAGGATTACATAGAACTACCGTCACAGAATATTGTAAAATGGTTCATGTTAATACCGAGAGTGCAGAAATCAACTGTATTTGTAACGACTAGCAGGTGAGCGTTAAGAGAGCAATAATCCTGCCACGAGCCCTCGACACATTAGAGCATCCGACAAGGGTGCTTTTTTAATGTGAAAATATAGTCTGAACTTATAGGAAACTATAAGAATTATCGGATAAAGAGCCGATAAGATAACAAATTGGAATACCACCAGCACCCGACCACCGATTTTTACGACCTTGGACTTGGCTCAAACACCAAAGAGCCAATGCTTACGATAATCACTACAGCTGGTAAGGATTTAACTTATCCTTGCTACACTCAAGAATATGATTATTGCTCAAAGGTCTTAGATCCGGATGTAGATATCAAGAATGACGAATATTTTATTGATATTTGCGAAGCCGATAAGGATGATGACCCCGGAGCTTTGGAAACATGGCAAAAAGCTAACCCGATAAGAGCTTTTTATGATGAGGGCATCAAAAAGATAGCTGAAGATTACGAGATAGCTAAACAAATACCTGAAAAAATGATTGCTTTCATGACTAAAGTTTTGAATATTTGGGTATCAGCAGCAAATAACGGCTATATGGACATGAAAAAGTGGAAAGCTTGTGAGGTTAAAAAGTTCCCTATTGACCTTAAAGGACGACCTGTATATGTAGGTTTTGATATGTCCTCAAAAATCGACCTTACATCGGTGGCATTTGTAGTGCCTTATCAGACCGATAAATTGGACAGCGGTAGTAAGAAGATAATCAACTATGCTGTATGGACACATAGCTTTATCCCGACAGTGGACAAACTAAGAGAACACATCATAAAGGACAAGGTGCCATATGATGCTTGGGAGCGTTTAGGCTACTTGACACTTACAAATACTCCGATTGTCGACCAAGCGACTGTGATGCGGTATGTCCTTGATGAATGCGAAAAACATCAGTTAGATATTCAGTGCTTATGTTTCGACCCTGCGAATGCCTCAAAACTAATGATGGACTTATCGGATGAAGGCTACACAGTTGAGGAAGTGTATCAAAGTCATAAAAGCTTGAACGAGTCTACTCAAGGCTTTAGGGAGCAGGTTTATTCGGGCAATGTACTTTACTTACATAACCCGCTTTTTAATTATGCGATGTCAAATGCGGTTGTAAGGACAAATAATGGCTTGATAAAGATAGATAAGGATGCAACCGCAAAGCGAATTGACCCGGTTGATGCGACTTTGGGAGCGTTTAAATTGGCTTTATATCATGATTTTGAATTGGAATCATATAACAATTATGTGGAAAAATTTTTGAAAGGAATGGAAACAGGTGCATAAATGAGATTTTTAAGTAGATTAAAAAACTTTTTCACTCCTGAATCAACGGATACTGCAAGTGAAAGACTCCTGCAATGGCTTGGCATTGATACGGATAAGCCAAAAGCCTTGGCAGAGACAACATATTTTACTTGCTTAAAGGTGCTATCTGAGACGATGGGCAAAATGCCCTTGAAGCTTTATCAGGAAGACGAGTCAGGTGGCAGAGTAAGAGCACCGACAGCAGATATATTGCTTTATAGGCCTAATTCGGTCATGACTCCGTCAACATTTTGGTCAACTATGGAAGCAAATTGTCAGCATTACGGTAATGCGTATGCGTGGATCCAAAGAGATTACAAAGGCGGACTGAAAAAAGGCGAGATAAAAAAGACAGCTTACTGGATAATGAAATCCGATTGCGTGACTGTATACATGGACGATGTGGGCGTTTTTGGAGACCGTGGCAGACTGTACTACAAATTCACAAACCCGCAGAATGGCGAAAACGCTGTTTTTAGGCAGGAAGATATCTTGCATATAAAAAATTGGCTGTCGTGGGATGGCGTGATGGGCATATCTGTCAGGGATATCCTGAAGAGTACTATTGACGGTGCCGGATACTCACAGAAATATCTTGAAAAACTGTACAAAAGCGGATTGACTGCATCAAGTGTCTTGCAGTATACGGGAGATTTAGATGAAAAACTGAGAAGTCAATTACAGCAAAAGTATAATGATCTGCTAACAGGCGCAAAGAATGCAGGTAAGGTGGTGGCGTTGCCTTTAGGCATGAAGTTGGAGCCACTAACTTACACATTAGCAGATGCTCAGTATATGGAATTAAAGAAGTACAGTGCTTTACAGATTGCGGCGGCGTTCGGAGTTAAGCCTAATCAGATAAACGACTATGAAAAGAGCAGTTATTCCAATTCAGAGTCGCAACAGCTAAGTTTTTTAGTGGACACAATGATGTACAGGCTCAATCAGTATGAGCAGGAAATCAATTACAAGTGTTTGACTGATGAACAGAGAGCAAAAGGATTTGTATACAAATTCAATGAAAAAGTCCTTTTAAGGGCAAATATGGAGACACAAATGCAGTCTATAACCTCGGCAGTACAAAACGGCATATATACGCCGAATGAGGGCAGGCATCTTTTAGACTTACCCTCTAAAGATGGTGGTGATGTGCTTATCGTAAACGGAAATTATGTACCGCTTACAAATGTAGGAGCTGCATACAATATAGGAAAGGAGGGTAAAGAAGATGATACTTAAGATTAAAGGCGACATAGTCAGCAATGATATGAAAGAAATTTATGAATGGTTCGGCTATGACTGTACGACTCCGCAGGATGTAATTACTGCAATTGAAGAAATGCCAAAGGGCGACAGACTGCAGGTTAAGATAAATTCGAGTGGTGGTGATGTACTTGCAGGTCAGGAAATCTATGCAACACTTAGAAGTCGTAATGATGTCGACATAGAGGTGGAAGGGCTTGCTGCATCTGCTGCATCAGTTATAGCGATGGCAGGTAAAAGCACAATATCACCTGTCGGGATGTTGATGATACATGATGTGTCGGTAAGTTTCACAAGTGGTAATCACGCACAACTTAGCAAGCAGGCTGAGACTTTGAAGGCGTGGGATGAGGCACTTGCAAGTGCTTATGTCGAAAAAACAGGCAAGAGCAAAGATGAAATCATTCAAATGATGGACGCAGAAACATGGATAACATCCGATAAGGCTGTAGAACTTGGTTTTATAGATGCTATAAGTCAATCAGGGCAGGCAGTAATCACAAATAACATGGGTAATCTTAAAGTTACTGATGAGATGATAAAGCAGTATACAGCCAAGAAGGCTGATATTGAAGAAGAAAAAAACAATTTGTTAAAAGACCTTGATAAATTCGGGGCATGAAAGGGGTAAATAATATGAATTTACAGGAGTTACTTAATCAAATCAATGCGAAGAAGCTTGAAGTAAAGAACCTTGTAGAGCAGGGAAAGATAGAGGAAGCGAAGACAGCAAAAGAGGAGCTTGTAGCGCTTCAGGATAAGTATAATATTCTAAAGGATATTATAGAGGGCGAGCAGTCCGGTATGACCAATGGAGTTGCAAATGCCACAGGTGTGAAGCAGGTTACAAGCGGTACGGGAACAGATCCTATTCATGATTTTGCGGAGGCTGCAAGACATGGATTTTATACAAATACCATGACTGAGGGAACCAAGGCAGATGGTGGATATACAGTTCCGGAAGATATCCAAACAAAGATAAATGAGTATAAGCAGGCGAAGTTTTCACTTGAGTCTTTAGTTGATGTGGAGTCCGTATCTACAAATTCAGGAAGAAGAACACATCAAAAGAGAGCACAGGCAACAGGATTTAAGGCTGTAGCAGAGTCCGGAAAGATACAGGCGGCTGAAACACCACAATTTGAAGTACTTGCATACGAAATTAAAAAGTATGCAGGATATATGCCGGTTACAAATGAACTATTGGCAGACTCTGATGCGAATATTACCAATACCCTTGTAAAGTGGCTTGGTGAGGAAGATGTTGCTACAAAGAATGCTCAAATCCTTACGACTATTGCTACAAAGGCAGAAACGGACCTTAAAAATTTAGACGGTATCAAAAAGGCAATCAATGTAACTTTAGGTGCTGCTTTCTCCGGAAGCACTATAATCGTAACTAATGATGATGGATTACAGTACCTTGATACTTTAGTAGATAAAAACGGCAGATATTTACTTACTCCTGATGTGCAGGATCCTATGCAGATGGTACTTGCAGTAGGTGCAAGAAAGATACCTGTAAAAGTAGTACCAAATGCAATACTTAGTACAAAGACTAATAAAGTACCTTTTACCATTGGAGATCTTAAGGAAGCTATAAAGATTTTTGACAGACAGAAGCTTAGTATTATGACTTCAAATGTTGCAGCAGTCGGAACACTTAATGCTTTTGAACAGGATTTAACTTTGTTTAGAGGTATTGAAAGATTTGATTGTAAAGTCAAGGATGCTAATGCCTTTGTAAATGGATATATTACTGTAACACCGTAAAAGTTGAGAAAAACGCAGAAGAGTTGAGAAGAAATCAGATCAAAATATCAAACACAGTTTAGCCCTTGCATCCGCAGGGGCTTTTTGGAGGTATGAGCCTATGACACTTGAAGAAGTGAAGGAGTACTTAAGAGTGGACGGAGATGATGACGACAATATCATACAAACAATGATGGAAGCAGCAAAAGAATATATCGTATCCGCAGTAGGCGAGTACAACGAGGAAGATAAAACAGCAAATATTCTTTTTTATGCCATAGTGCAGAATATGTACGATAATCGTGAGCTTATGCAGTCAGATATACAGCAGAAAAAAGGATGTC